CATTAGTAACCATATTATAAATGTCATGTGGTTTATTTGATGATAGTAAATTAACAGCTTCACCACCTACTTCATCGCGTAGCATTGCACTGAAGTGCTGCAAGCCATTGCATGAACCGTCTGAATGAACAGATAAATCTGATTTATATGATTTACCTTCTTTTAAATATCCAGCCCACTCAAAGCATGCTGCTAAAAACTGAAATGGTTTATCTGCTTCTTCCCAAAATTTATTTTCAAATGGCACATCAGCACAATGAGCAATAACATCAGAGTGTTTATGTACCCAAGCAACGCGTTCATCAAGTGATACTTTGTCATAACCATAAGTGTTTGCTAAGTGTATTGCTAAATATTTTACGCCAACATCACCAAGTTCTTTTGCTTCACCAAATAATAATAATGCTTTTGCATAATCAGGTCCTTGTGGATTTAAATATGGCGACACAGGATATGCACGTCCTCTAAAATCTAATGTCCATACAAAATATATGTTTTCAAATTTTTCAAACTTTTCTGCAAGATAAATAGTTTTAGCAAGTGCAAGTCTTTTTGATTTAGTTCTTTCATTTGATGTATAAACAGCAACAGCTTCAGCTTTCCATTTTTTTAAACTGTCTTTATTAACTGCTATATCATGTGGTTTATTTGGTAAATCTAATATTTCGTTATTAATAAGTTTACCTCTCGATCTGTTGCCATCATTAAAACAAGTTTTTAATACTTGTAATATTTTTACATTTACTTTAAATTTTGTACGCTGCAGTGCATTGATTGCATTGTAAATTTCAGGCATGTCGTATTGTTTTAAGTTTTCAAGGTAATTCATATGTGAAGTAATACGATGACCTTTAACTAAATAAATACCTTTTGTTTTTCTGTACCCACCATTAAACGGATTAGTCCAATCATTTGGTACTACAACCATAGGAAAATGTTCTGGATTTAAGAACTCATTAAAGTTATTAGAATTTTTAATCCACTCTAATGTTTTGTCTTCACATACAATAACATTATAAGTTTTACCTCGATATGGTTTAGGTTTTATACTTATTGCACCAGTTGTTTTAATAAAAATATCAAACAATGCTTCGCCAACATGTAGCTTTTCTTTTACAGACCAAGGAATATATTTGTATTCAATTTTCTTTTGTGTTTGATTAAGTTTATATTTTTTATAACCGTAATGCACAGATCTTGAATCAATATCAGTTATAATTTTTTCTATTAAATATGGGTTTTCACCATGCAATTGATTTGCCCATATCTCATCTTCAATTTTACCACCTAATGCTATAGCTGTTGCAGTAAACTTTCTACCTTTTGTACTGATAGCATCAATTATAAATCGAATGGTAATTGTGGCTGCAGTGTAATGATCAATATCTTTTAGCTTTTCATTTGATATTAATTTTGGTCCGGTGCTTACTTGCTCAAGCTTTTCTTTTATTGCTGCAGCAACTTGTTGTACTGTAGCAGCCGTTATTCGTTTTCCGTAAGGTGTTAAAGATTCTGATTTTTTTTCTACGTGTTTTAAAACTCGATCAGCAGCACGTTTACCACCGTTTAATCGTGATTCATCTTCAAGCTCTAATTGTCTGCGCTCTAGTGAGTAATCCATTAAGTTTCCTTCCTGTGTCACATTACTGTGTCACAATTTGTATTAATGTATTTAATTAATACACCAATGTATAGTTAATATTTATTATAGGAAATTTAGGAATAACGAATTAATACACTAGTGAATTATCTGAAAAAGATATTTTAAGTCTTTTGTCAAATAATTCACTAAGAGTTTTTCCAAAGTTTCCCGCCGTTTTCTTTGCTTTGTTGTTTCCTTTCAGTCTCATTTTGTGTCGTATGTCGCAAGACACGTCACAGCTTTGGTAGCCTCGGCCGGACTTGAACCGGCACTCCCAAAAGGGCATGGATTTTAAGTCCATTATGTCTACCATTCCATCACGAGGCCTACTAATTTAATCATTTAGCACGTTCACTGCTTGTTGTAAATTAGAAGGTGCAAGATGTGCGTATCGTAATGTTTGATTAAGTGATTTATGTCCTAACCACTCTTTAACAACTAACAACGATACACCTCTTTGTACTAGTCGTGATGCACAAGTATGTCTACATACATGTAGTACAAACTCAGGATCTTTAGCAAATCCCATTAAATCGCGTGCATAGTTCCATTGAAATTTAATATCTGAATCAGTAATACCTGCAAAAGGTTTTTCTAAGTCTTGATATTTAGCTAATATTTTTATAGCTCTGTTTGTTAACGGAACAGTACGATCTAATTCGTTTTTATTTTTATAGCTTGACGCATTGTTGTTGACAATATGTCTGTTTTCCAAACGTATTAATTCTGATTTTCTAAAACCAGTATCAATCAACACTTCAATAAAGTCTGCCATATAATTAAATTGAGCAGCACGTAAAATATTTATTAGCTGCTGCTCTTCTTCCGGCGTAAAGTATCTGCATCTACCTTTGCCTTCTTTTAACCACTCAATTGTAGGTTTAAATTGTATAAACTTACGCTTGTGTGCATACGATAACATTTTAGATAATGCTGCAAGCTTACGATTTATTGTACCATTTGAATTACCTTTATTCATTAATGTTACAATCAACTCGTCAATAACAACTTCATCTACTTCTTTAACATTTGTATTTTTACCTAAAATATCAATTACAATGTTGGCATTATATAGCTGCTTTGTATCTACTTTGCTCCAATATCTATCAGCTGTTTGTGCAAACAATGCACTCATGGATAGATTTTGACGTGATGAAGGCTGAATATTACGTAAAATTTCTTTTACGTTTTGTCCTTTTGCCAATGCATCACGCGCCATTGCTTCTAACACTTTAGCATGACTTTCTGTTGCAACGAACGTATCTCTAAATCGTACACCTTTATGTGTTACATCAACCATATACGTGCCGTTGCTTGATCTTGCTCTTATTGCCATTTAAATTACCTCCTTTAAATTATTAAATAACGTTACACCGCGTGGTGTTAACTTAACAAGTTTTGATCGTCTTTCAAACGGATTTTCAAAAGCTTTTACTAAATCTGGGCCTTTCGTTCTGTATCGCGTATATGATGATAGTAACGCAACATTACGGCTGCAGCTAGCTTGTGATATTCCAACAAGTTCTGCAAGTTCAGACATTGGAATATCTTTCGGGTGTGCTTTTGCAATCTCTAAAAACAAACTCATACATTGAGCTTGCATTTCAGGATAATGATTACGAAACAACTCTATAACTTTAAGTAGTTTCTGGTCTTTAGTCATAAACAATCTCTCCTTTGTATAATTACCCATAATTGCAAAAAAATAAAATGTACACGGTTTTCAATAGTAATTTTTAATAACGAAAAATGTACAATCTTATATTTGCAAAATCAATAATACGTTCTTCTTTCTTTTTGGTATAATTAAACCAACACCATTTTGAGTATTTTTCAAAATATAACTTACAGATACCTATGTTAAAATACATACGAACCTCATCATTCCTGGCGCATTGATCTGATCTGTAAAAAATCCATTTTGGCTGCCAAGACCAAGGCTCGTACGCTTACTACTAGCTGAGTACCAATATTTAATATTAGTCATATGTCTGTCCTTCCATTAAAATTTTATGTATATCCGGTGCAAGCCAACCATTTGGCTTTACACAATCGTATGTTTCACTTCTATCTGATTTCCCCCTAACTTTTTTCATGTTTGCTTCATGCACAGCTTTCCATGCTGCAGCAAACGGTAAATTATATAACCAAGCTGTACCTAAAATAATATATGTCAAATCCACTAGTGCATCAAGTGCATCTGCGGAATTATTACGTATAACTGCATCTTTTAATTCATCTAGCTCTTCTTGTATAAAATTAATACGAAATCTCATCAGTTCGTCATTATTAACAACAGCGTTGTTGCTTTGATGATAGTTGAATTTTTTGTGAAACTCAGCAATGTCTTGTAAAAAATTATTCATTTGGTGCCGCACCGTCCTGAATAAATGTATCGTACATTACTGATTTTAACGCATCTTTAAGTTTTAAGTATTTTTCTTTATAATTTATATGTGTTTCGTTTTTATGCTGCATTTCTAATTTTGTTTTTAAATCAATCTGTTGATCAATAGCTACGTTTAGCTCATGTTCTAAATGTTTATTTCTTGTTTGTTCCATAAGTAACTCGTTTTCAAGCTGCTTAATTCTTTCACGTTCTGTTGTTTCGTAAGTTAATCTGTTATCGTTTGGTTTTTCCATTTATGTTCGCTCCTTGGTGTATATGGCCTGAGCTTCATTGTATTCACGGCATCGGAGGACGAAGATAACTATAAACTTCGCTACCACAATAAAGCTCAAGACCATTTTCAATGCTTGGAAGATAAGGCTATGTTTGTACATAACCGTGCATGAGTTTTGAAAGGTAGATCTTCAAGCATCGAAACTGTTTAAATTTTGTAGTCTATAAGGTGTACTAATTAATTCACTTGTGTATTGATCATGGCCAACGTTTTGATAATAACAATGATCGTTTAACGCACAAACAAACCAGATAGACACATACAAAAAACCAACAACGAAAGCTGCAGCAGCTAATTCAACAATAAATAATAATATACGTTTCATTAGATAATTTCCTTTTCAGTACAAAAAGCCGTCATGTAAACGTCTTTTGGCGTTGATGATGATAGTGAATTTGCATATGCAAGACATTGGTTTATCGAATTATATGGCTTATAAAATTCTTCGATTATGCATGTTTGATCTAGCGGTGCAGCAGCGTTCTGAATGCAAACAAATAAAATCATAAATATTTTCATTCAAGCTCCTCCAATCGTAAATTCATTTCACGCGTAAACTCAGAATAATTCGTTGAGTTCAGGTCAAAATGCGCCTGAAACATTTCATGTGCCTGTTTCATGCAATACGCATCAAAGTCTTTTCTTGTTGTTTTGACATCAAATTCGAAACTAAATTCAAATGTCGCCGTCATTTTGTGCACACGGTTTAATCCGTTTTCATTGCTGCTCATTGTTATTTATCCTCTTTTTCTACAGTCACAGACCAGTTTTTTTCTAACCATTCTGAAATTTGTTTTGTTCTGTTTGGCGTCAAATCCATATGATTAGTTTTGTTTCCCTCACCATCAGATATCTGAATTTTAAAACCATATGTGCCATTTACTAATTTTTTAAATTGATTTTCTAAATATTCTTTATCAGTCATTGTTATTTTCTCCTTTGTTGTTGTTTTCGTGTTGATGATGATAGTGGCAAAAAACGCCACATCACATAAAATACTGATATTAATAATAATAAATCGGCGCCATCAAGACCGTGCAAAAATTTCATTATAAACACCTTTCAAGCTCACACCAAAACGTATGTGTGTATTTTTCTAAAAGCATTTCATGAACACGATCACGCATTTTTAAAAGAAACGGCGTCATGCAACGTTGATGCATATGTTCGTTATAAATATCTTCTGCAAGTTCAGATATATTACGATCGCCTGTTCTGTACGCCATATAAACGTAGTTTTCTGTGTGCAAATTATCGTTAGTATTTTCTTTTATAAGTTGTAAGAAATTACTTTTACTCATTGCAATGATATCGTCGTTATTAAAATCTAATCTGTAATCGTTTGTTACTATGTCCATTATTCTCTCCTTTTTAAAACACGAGTGCATTGAAGCACTCGCGTTGATGATGATAGTGATTATTTGATCGCTTTCATGACTTGATCGATGTATTTCTTTTGCATTTCACGAGCTTCAATTTCCCACGGTAAATCGAGATATTGTGCATGTGAAAGACCATTTCCACATCGATATTTTTTATCATTCCAATTTGCACTTGTGTTTGTATCTTTTGATAATTTTCCAAGTTTGTATTGTTGACAATGTGTCATTTCATGAATGATAGTTGAAACTATTGATTTCAAATTGTATCTTCGAAGATCAATTGAAATACGTTTACGTGTTGCATTATAATTTCC